ATGGGCCTGCCGTCAGCTACCTCGCCTGTGCGAGTGATGTAATAGTGATAGCCGATCTGGTCGAAGCCTCGGTCTTTGTGCCAGCGGTCGATCTCCGCGACTTGGGCCTTGCCTGTCTGTCCCTCGTACCAATCTGGGCGAGTGGCGGAGCAGTGTATGATGAGTTGATTGATCTTCCTCATGTGTTGTTACGATGCCGCAGCATCTCCTCCAAATGTTTGATGGTTGTTTGCGCTTCGCCAAGGTCAGCACGTAGCTCGGCGATCTCCCGCAGTAGTAATTCCTTATCGTCATTCATTTTGTTTACGCGGGAGGCAAGGCGCTCGACCTGCTGAACGAGAGTGTCAGTGTACGCTGATTGGGTGAGCGACTTTTGTTTCTCGCGCAATGAAATGAAGCTCCAAAATCCTGCGCTGCCGATGAGCGCTATGATGAATGATAAGATTTCTGGATGTTCCATGCGGGCTCCCAATCACGAGTACACTAGCGCGTGTTTGCGGCATCATCGTCCTTTCGTGCAGCGAAGCCCCAGCGTAGCTGCACCGCTAGTTTCCAAAGCCCTCGCGCAACCCACGAAGCATCTCGTGGACAGTCGGCTTCTTGTCTTTCATTGATGAGTAAGGACATTGGAACGTCTTAACGCATTCGTTCCAATGGTGTGTTGGAAAGTGCGTGTAGACCGTTCGGTTCGGCCCGCGATAGATGCAGTGCTTGACCTCGTTGATCTCGAGCCGCTTCCACAGGTGGCACGTCACCGTTTCTGGGCTGAGTAAACCCGCAAGGACAATGGATGCGAGCAGGCTCATGTCAAAAACATCCAAACGCCCCAAATCATGCAGCCAAGCAACAATACAAACAAAGCCACCGCCGCGCCTATCTCGAGGCGTTGCTGTACCTTGGCGCGTCTAGCTTTTTCAGCTTCCATGCGCTCGCGCTTAATGCGCCCTCTTAGCTTTAAGAGTTCTTCCCAAGCGTAAAACCCTCTGGTCATTATAACAATTTTCTTTAGGTTTTCCTCTAGGTCATCAGCTTTTTTCATCGCCGCGAAAGTCTCTAATGCTTCCTCACTGGCTGATGTAAACGGGCTGTTTTTTTTCTTTTTATGCTGACCGCGCACCTCGTCAATAGCGCCCCACATCGCGCCAACATCTTTCATCATTGACTGCGTATCTTTACCTAGCTTTACGCCAGCTTTGATTGCGGCAAACGCCGTCATGGCAACCGTGATGGGGTCTATCATGGATCATCCTTTGAGATACCCTCGCTCACGAAGAAGGGCTGAGTATAACTCCTTCATATGTTTTAGCCGAATAACGCATAGGCTGTCGTCCAACGCCTCTCGGTTACGGCGAGTGATGACCACTGGAAATTCTGTCGAGCGTGTGTCTCTGATATTGCGCTCCGCTTGCGCGAGTGCGTCTCGCACGTTGAGCCGCTCGGTTCGTTTTGCCTCGACAAATATCTCGGGGGTGCCGAGTAGGTCAGCACCGCCTGCGTGTAGCCCGACCTTGCCTCCGCCCGAGAGAGGTGCGCGTTGCACCCGCTCTTCGTTGAAGACGTGATCGTTGAACCAGTGTGCGAGATCGACTTCGTATTTGTCGCCTTTGTTTTTTTGTGGATTAGGCATAGCTTTGCTCCCATAAAAATAAATTGCTGATGTCGAACGGCGGCTTGGGGAGCGATGGTTCTCGGTAGCCTTCCTCTTCGTCACCGAAATGAATGCGAGACGATAACGCTTCCTTCTCGTGACACGATGTGCATCGATACTGATTGACAGGTCGCTTCTTTTGATCACCGCACAGAGTGCATGGCCTGTCCCACATCTCCTCTGGCATTTTGAATTGATATTTTGCACCAGCGAAATACTGCAAGCCCTCGCGCATGAGAATGCGCTTGAGCGTGTCCACGCAGCAGCCCAGCTTTTGCGCTATGGCGGTTAAGTCTAAGTCGCCGTGACGCTTATGCAGCCACTTGCGCTGGCGCTTCGTAAGCTCTCGTCGTTTAGCCATGCTCACCTCTGTGGCGTCTGTACCACAGGGCAAACTAATACACAACTAAAGTTATTAAATGTTACATCTACCTGTTGACTTTCCCGACAAACTTGTTACCCTCGGAGGAGCGAAGACGGCGCAGACAAATGAGTTCCCAACAGAGTTGGAACTCATGCAGGCGAGGATAGTAGGCGAGATGCCGAGGGTAACAACTTCTGAGCCACAAAGAATTTGCCACCAATAAAAAGATTTGCTATCAATGAATTGTGAGGGTAGCCCGAGACGCAGTTGGGTCGAACTTAGTTTTAATCGCTGCCTTCACACGACCCCTCTGGCTAGGATACGCACTGCGACGAGGGGTCAATAACCCCCTTGACCGATGGCAAATCTAAAGTTAGCTTTTAGTTGTGCTGATCGTCCTCCGACGCAATTCGGCACTGGCCCTCGCAGCTTAATCTCATCGCAGCTTAATCTCTTACAGGCGAGGGCCGCTTAATCACTGAGCATTCGCAATAGCACTGGCATGTGACATCGCCCGTATCGGCTGCGTCCACTCACGCACCACCGCGATTTGTTTATGCAAGCGTGATGCTATCTCTGCGTCCGACAAGGCTGGGCGAGTGACGCCCTTCGCATCCTCCCACTCTTGGGCAAACGTCTGCGCTCGCTGTTGTGGTGTGCGTTGTGACATGATCCGCACAGTGTCGTCGTCACGGTTGCTGACAAAGCCCACATGATAGAATGGCTCGTGCGTGTCTGACCACTCGCGTACCTTGCCGAAGCGCACGTCCATCATCACGTCCATATTCTCAGCATCGTCAAGGTGCTGGGGAGATGACATAATTGCGAAGGGCGTACTGGGCAGGTCGCCATCCCACAGGCCAGCCTTGATGTCGGCGCTGTCCTTGTCCTCAAATATTTGCGTGATCTTTATCTGGGTTTCGAGAACGGTAAGCTGGTTGCTCGAGCCAGCCTCACGGCCCGACACGCTGCCATCGGACGGCTTGTTGCTGTGGTGGACGAGGATGACAGTCAGGCCAGCGTTACGCAGCTTGAGCATCAGGCGATTGATGTTCGACCATTCCTCTGCGCTATTCTCCATCATCCCCGACCATGCGCTCCTCACGGTGTCGAGCACAACGATGTCAGGCTTGTTTGCTTTGACCCATTGATAGAACAATTTGAGACCGCTCTCGGTTCGGAGGTTCATATCTTCGTGATCGTGGAACGGAGCCCAGATCATAAACTTGTCACCCGCATCGCCAAAGCTGCGCTGGCTGCGAGCCAAAAACTTTGCCACGTTCGACTTGCTGTTTTCAAAATCGAGGTAGAGAACCTTGGGAGTTTTTATTATATTGAACGGCCCGAACCTCGATTGTTTAGCCGCCGCCGCGTACAGCATGTGACGCAGGAACATCGACTTGCCGTGTCCCGAGAACCCGTGGACTTGTATGATCGTGCCACTCGTAGGGATGATGGGGTCAATGTAGTATTCGACGCTGCCGATCTGTGCCTCAAGCTCGGGTATGTCCTTTGTGGTTATCGGGGTGAACTTGCGCGGCTCGTCAGCTTCCTCAAGCTCCTCTTCTTTCAAGCGATCAGGATGGTTCTTGGCTTCCATGTCCTCGACACGGCTGCACATTTGAGCAACCTTGGCTGCGTCGATGTAGTCTACAAAAAACTCAGCCATGAATTTGTATGCCTCGTCCACGAGGTCGCCGCCTCGATAGCCTTCGGCTGCGCGTTCGGCGATAGCTTTCCATAACCTATCGTCTCGGGCGTTGCCGCCAGCGGTGGGCAGCTTGCCAACTTGCTCGACCAGTTCAGCAGTCGAGGCCCAAACCGAGACGTGCCGCTTTACGTTTGCAAGGCTCATGCCCTCAAACTTCATCTCGTTGAACGAGATCACGTTGTCGCCGCTGGGAGTGTCAAATGTTGGCATCGGATAGACAGGCATGTCGTCGAAGTCACAGCCATCCATAATGGCCCATGACTTGCCTGGGGATGGGGGAGCTAGGACGTAGCCCTTCGAGCCTCGCAGATCGAACCCAGCTACCGCAGGCCACTCGTGAGATCGTGTGACGTTTTTGCCCACGCGGTTCTTGATCCACCCCGCATCTTGGGGGAACTTAAAATAGTAGTGAAACCCATTCTTAGTACGCGCCACGATAGGTGTGCGGGTCAGCCCCGCTGCTGTTGCCGCTGCAACTGAGGGGAGATTGCCCTCATCGTCTGTGTCGCAATCAACCACCACCAGCCCAGACAACGGGCCAGTGATGATTGCCACTTGTGCATCGGGCCATTCAGCCCACCAACCCTCGATCTCGTCCACCGTGGGCATGGTCATACTGTCAACGTAATGCCCCCAAGTAATAAGGGGTGACTTACTCTGCGGGTTGATGGGCAGAGGTGCCCACCCCTTGTCCAGATATTCGAGTGCTGCGTCGAGTGCTGTCATTAGTTTCGTCTCCGATGAAGTATTGATTGAGGTCTAGGGCAGGCCACACCTCTTTGATTTGTGATAAGTAAAGAGACGACACTGACGCTCGCCGCATCCAGCCATACGGGACGCAACGATTAGCGCCGATGCCCTTTGCGATGTTGGATGCGCCGCCGAGATCAGCGACCATCTTGTCGATGTCGAACTTCATTTTTTATTTTCCCTCTTGCTTGTGCTGATTGTGTAGCGTATAGACAACTTTACCACAACCCCCGTTGTGCATACAGACCGTCAACAATCAGGAGTTCAGATGGAAAGAGACATTATATTCGGCGACCAACTATTAACTCTCGCCCCCGAGCACCCCCAAGCAGATCGCCTATTAGAAGCGGCGATGGCCTACGTGAAATGCCTTGAACAGCAAGAAGAAACTAAGATGCGTTTGGACTATTTAAAAGCCCAACTCTTAGCTGATCTGCCCGAGGAAGTAGGCGAATACCCCATTCATTTAGATGGCGGCGGTAGCGTCACGGTTAAGCTCGGCGAGAAATACGAGTGGGACAAAAAAGTTCTGTCCGACCTATTACTAAATGACAACCTGCCCGACTGCGTAACAGCAGGATACACCGTCTCGAAAGCCAAGTTCGACAAGGCTGACGAGCACACAAGACAGCAACTCTCACCCGCCCTCACGATTAAACTGGGGCTCCCAACAATCAAGGTTAGTAAATGAAAATCACCCCCCTAAAAACAAACGATGGCTCGGTTTCGGGCGCGTCGAAGACGCTGCTTTACGGACATCACGGCGCTGGTAAGACCGCGATGATCGGGCAATACCACAAGGCGTTTGGTAAAGGTCTCGTGCTCTCGGGAGAGAGCGGCCTGTCGAGCATCAGCGATATGGAGATCGACTATCTCCCGTTCAGTTCGTTCGACCGCCCGACGAAAGATGGCGAGTATTCGTTCAAAGATTTATGTGCGTATGTCATGTCGCCCGAGTTTGCAAAACAAGAATACAAATGGATCGCAATCGATAGTGCCACCGAATTAAGTCAGCGTTGCTTCGCTGATGTCGAAGTCGAGTTCGCCAATAACGCGAACGGCTTTGAAAAGTGGGGCGTGTACGAGCGCAAGATTACTGCCGCTCTCAAGTGGGTGCGTGACTTGGATATGCACGTACTGATCACTGCTCTCGCAAGTGAGGAGCAAGACGACAATGGCGTCACAAACTACTGGCCCATGCTCGTGCAAAAGAAAGTGCAGAAGCTAATACCAGCGTTGTACGACCATGTGTTCTGCCTCGTACGTAAGACCAGCGAGACCAATGGTAAGCTGGATGTGAAGCGTTACTTGGTCTGCGACCAGATCAACGGATGGCATGGCAAGACCCGTGACCCGCATAGACGCCTCGCCGCATTCGAGGAGTGTGACGATGTAACCGAACTATTGCGCCGAATTTACATGACCGAAGCGCAATTCAAAAAACACCAGCAAGGAGTATCGAAGTAATGTCATTTTCAGAAATGGGATTTGAAGGCGCAGATTTATCAGGCGTCGAAGTGCGGAGCGGTCAAAGCATCTTGGGTGCGGGTCGTCACGTTGTTAACATCAGCAGTGCAGAGGTCGAGAAGGATGAGAAGAAAAAAACCATCCAGCTTGTGCTCGGATACGAAAACGATGATGGCGTGATCCGCCAGTGGATTTATAAATACCACGATGGCAGCGAGGCCGCGACACGCATTGGTCTCGAGCAGATTGTTAGCTTGCTGACGTGCATCGGGCATGACGCAACGAAGACGCCGCACCCCTCATTCTTCGTGGGTAAAAAGGTGGGCATCGTCGCAAAGGACGAAGTTTATAACGGCAAGACATCAACCAAAGTGAAGTATCATTTTACTGTACCCGAGGACACCGAGAGCAAAAAAGCGGGTGACATCGGAGACGAAGAAATCCCGTTCTAGGAGACGACCATGCACCCTGTATCGCCAATAGCAAAAAAAGTAATCGAGCAGATAGATGCAGGGTACGCCGCAGAGGATCGCGGCGAAGCCCGTGCCTACATAGGTGCGAGCATGGCAGGGACAGACTGCATCGCGCAGATGGCCCTGTCATTGCGTGGCTTCCCTGACAAGGAACCTGACCCGCAACTAAAGCGCATATTTTTTGCGGGGCACCGCATCGAAGATTGGGTGGTTAAAGACCTGATCAAGAAAGCTGACGTGCGCGTGTGGGAGAAGGATGACTTCACGGGCCGACAACATAGGCGCGAGTGGCTCAATGGTCATGTCGTGTGTCACGCTGACGGGCTGATTGATTTTGAGGACGGGGATGGCCCAGCCATTCTCGAGATAAAATCGATGAACGATGCTAACTTTAAGAAGTTTGTGTCAGTTGGCGTCAAGGCGAGCCATCGGAAATACTATCGTCAGATGATTATGATGATGGCTATGTTCCAAATCGAGCGAGCGTTCTTCATTTCCTATTGTAAGAACACGAGCAAGTACCATGCGGAGGTGGTCGCATTCGACCAAGAAGAATGGGATGGCATGTACGTCAAGATACAAGCTGCGCTCGACGGGCAAGCTACTCGCGTATCTGATAAGCAAGAAGATTGGCGATGCAAGTTTTGCTTCAAATCCGATAGCTGTTGGAGCCCGACCAAACTCAAACCCGCTTGTAACTTTTGCTCGCACAGCTTTGCGAACGAGAACGGCGGATGGAACTGTAAATTATCTGGCAAAGAAGCGAGAGAGCCGTGCGATAAGTTCGAGCAATTCGCGCCAGAACCAAAGGTGTAACATGGATATCTATGACCAACTATCCGA